TTGATGGGCCTTGGCCACGAAGTATAAAAATTACAAAAGAAGAGACCATATGAACATACTAACATTAGAAAATCAAGCATTTGAAATGAATGAAATACCTGATGAAATTGAGGATCTACGTTTTGCTATACTAGATAACAGCGATCCAAAAAATCCAGACTATTTCTTTATTCCTTTAATATTTTTAGAAAGTTTTAACAGCCCAGCATTGGTATTAAATGTAGGTGGCAATATAATTAAAATGCCAGTGGATTGGCAGTTATTAATTGGTGAACCAGATATGGGTGATTTGGAAGTGATTCCATTGACCAGTATCAATGATAGAGGATTTAGCGCATTTACATTTAATCCATTGAGTAGTTACAAACCAGAATTTCACCCAGTGGAAATTGTTGATATCTATCAGGATGTTAAATGGTTTTTCCCAAAACTCAAACCAGGACAAATGCTAGCAGTACCAATTAATAATGACGACAAACCCTTGTGTGCTTATTTTGTTAAAGATATTAGTCGTCAAAGCGAAATAGTAGACTACAGTAAAATATGGTAAAGAAAGGATTGAGCATGTGGAGACTCTGGGCTAAAGCTCTAGGGCAAAAAGAAGGCATCACTAATAGTGAAGCGGATGTTGTTGCGGCTATTAGGACAGCAATAGTAATATTATATATTGTTACCAACTTGTTTATTATAGCAGGTATCATGAGACATTGGAATGGGTAATCTAGTACCAGGCGGCACATACATATATGAAAGTCCTGATGGCGGACTAACCACTTATGCTCGTTTGGAAGGCACTACAGAACGCATAATGATTGGACAAAGCTGGCAGGCTCGAGAATTGGTTGAACAACGCATGTGGACGGACATTTATAAGCATCGTAATCGAAATACTGCTTTACAACACGCGGTAGAAGAATGTATAATTATATATAAGCTCTCAGAGGACTATAAAGATGGCATTTAACCCACTACAATTTAAACAGAAAAAGAAACGAGCAGTAGATCCAAATGCGCCACCGCGTCCAAATTTACTAAGCCAAGACAAAAAACTTAGAGAAACCACCGAAGCATTTGGTAGACTACATGATTTGGTTGCAAGACAAGCAAGAGAAATTGAAGTACTGAACCGTAAATATGAAAACATGCAGGCCAGCGTAAATCAACTACTTGCTTTGATAAGGAAAGGTAAATGAGTAATACTGATCCACTGTATATTGGTAATGAGATGGCGGCATTTGACCGCAAAGATCGTCAATACTATGACAAGTTTACAGATGAACAGCGTAAGAGTTTTTCAACATATCTCATGCTGAAATATGGTGCCAACGTATCTGGCAGCGGAGACATGCAGGCCTATTACCTAATGGCCACGAATGAACGTGTAAACAAAAACTTTTTTGATATCAATCGACATCCTAAACTACAGTGGCTAGCCTGTACTACAGTAAGTCCTAAAATGGGCAATCAGTTCCACTACTGGTTAAAAAGCAAAAAGAAAGAAGGAGACAACAAAAGTCAAAAGTTTTTGGCTAAGTTATATCCTAATATGAAATCTGACGAAATAGACTTAATGGCGCGAATCAATGATAAACGAGATATTGCAGACATGGCACGAAACCTCGGACTTGATGACAAATCAATTAAAGCCGAGCTATAAATGTAAGTATTGTGAAAAAGAATTCCGCAAGGAATCTACTCTTGCGGCGCACCTGTGTGAAGAAAAACGACGCTGGCAACAAGAAAAGGAAACTGGTGTGCAGTTTGGTCTACAAGCATACTTGCGTTTCTATGAGCTCACGCAGGGTTCGGCTAAGATGAAAACCTATGCAGATTTTGTCAAAAGTCCGTATTATCGTGCTTTTGTAAAATTTGGTAGACACATGGTAGGTATACGTGCAGTAAATCCACGTATGTTTATAGACTATGTGATTAGAGAAAACAAAAAACTTGATCACTGGTGTCATGAAAAAATTTATTTAGAATACCTTAGAGGTTATATGCGTAAAGAAGCTGTTCAAGACGCTCTTGAACGTGCTCTAAAGGAGATGCAGGATTATGCAGATGAATTGGGAGAATTTAAAAACGGATTTAGTGATTATTTTAGGTTTGGTAATGCTAATCGCATTTGCCATCATATCGCTAATGGCAGGATTAGTCCTTGGATTGTCTATAACTGTACCAGCGGTGTTGATTTCCTTGATGGACTAAATGAAGAACAGATTGGAATAATCTTGCCCTGGATAGATCCAGACTTTTGGCAACAACGTTTTCGTGATTATGTAGCAGACGCTGAATGGGTTAAAACTATTCTTAAGGACGCGGCCTTGTGATTGAAATAGATTCTCCTCCAGGATTACACGGAAATTTTTTATGCTATTCGATTAACGCATTAGATCCCAAAGTAAGAGAAAAAAGTCCATTTACTCAATTTGGCACGTCACACGAATCTTATCCAAAAATTATAGTACGTAGGTCTTATCATTATAGTATGTATGGAGAACCATTTATGGGGCAACAGGTCATATCTATATATGCAGAACCTAACGATTGTCTGCTGATAAATTTATTGCAGTACAGTCGTGCGGCAGACTATGATTTAGATTTGAAAAATTTTGAAAAAGATTTTTATAAACAAATAAAATCAACTAATTTTGGCGCCGCCCTAAGAGAATCTCTTTTAAAAATTTTTGAAATAGATGTAAAATATCAAGACATTAGTAGAAGTCAACTTAGAGCGTTTTTTAAAGATCAATTTGCTAACTATGAAAATGATTCTCTTATACGTATGATACGCAAACAACAGTATGCGTTTCCAGTCATGCACGTTGATTTTAAAAGATTTTATGACTTTGATGAGTATATAAAAGTTTTACATCGAACTATTGATTATTTTAATCTAAATTATACCTTAGATGATTTTGATTGGTACAAACAACTATGGAATAATTTCATTAGTAAGATTCATGCTATCAAATGGACAGAAGATGCAGAACATATACTGGACGCAGTAGCGCAAAAACAACACGAACCAATTGATTTTAACCTTTTACAGGAATCATGGTTGAATGCTAGGTTAGAAGTAGTGTATAATAAAGTTATGCCAGAAGAACAAGATGTTTATTTTACTAATACCAAAGAAATAATTGAATATTTGGGAATTTAACATGCAGGAAATACTAGACGAAATACGAAGTATCAGAAGTGAACTACTAAATTTACGTAATGACGTATTGTATGTTCAACACACATTAAACAAATTAGAAAAGAAATTAGATAAACCCGCAGAACCAAAATTTCAAGATAACAAACTAGAAAATCTTTATGGACCCAATACCAAAATTGAAAAGTTTTAATTCAGACATTGACATAGACTTTGCTGATCGTCAACAGGTATTGGACTTGTTAAATGTCACACCTGCCAGCATTATACGTGATGGTAAGTTAGTCAAGCACAACACGGGTGTGTACGCTACAGATATACCTGTGGATCCTTTTGTAGGTTCAGCTAGTTTAGATTATCAAGCGGCAGAAGATCGTGGTTATATGAAATTAGACTTTCTTAATGTACATGTCTACAAAAACGTTCCAAATGAAGCTAAACTTGTGGACTTAATGCGTGAACCTGATTGGACCAAATTATATGACCCCGCAATATGTGCGCAGTTAATACACGTCAACAATCACTATGATACCTTGCTTAAGATGCCAGAGCCCGTGGATAGTATTCCTAGACTGGCGATGTTCTTAGCTGTGATCAGGCCCGCAAAGAGACACTTGATAGGTCGGACCTGGAAAGAAGTAGCTGAGACTGTATGGGATAAGGTTGAGGGTGAATACAGTTTTAAAAAAGCACACGCGATTGCGTACAGTCAGCTGGTAGTAATTAATATGAATTTAATTGCGGAACAAGAAGAATTATTAAAACTAACTAACCCTTCTAACTAAGGTAATACTACGACGCTTAGATCTTTTCTGAGCTATTTCTCTGAGACTAACATAAGGACCATGCTGTATATTCACGTCCTTGCTGTTGAACGTTTTCAAACAAATCCTAAATTCTACCCAATCCTGCTTTAAGAATACATTAATAGGTACTAGTCTATTACTTTCCCACCACCATTGGTCTGCTAGTTCTAAAAACCTTGTTTTTTGTTCGGCTGTACGCAGAGCCGCATAATCATAAATTGTGGTGATTAGCTCGTCGCTGTTTTGTATAATACCAATATAATCGTTACCACCATAGGTGATATAGCTGATAAACGGATATTGATTTAATAAATTCTTGTAACTGTCTTCCATATGCGCCGCGATAAATATACTAAAGGGATCAGCGAAGTGCCAATCATTACAAGTTATTTATATTCAAATATTTTCACTGTCCAGATTCTGGACTATAATGACCCCACAATTACAACGAGGAACCGAGTCGTGTATCAAAGACCAA